TATTTACAGAAGGGTGTTATAAAATATAATTATGGGAATGATGGATGGTGGTACAAACTTTAGAGATGTATGTCATAAGTGTTCTCAGACTGAAAATGGTGGTACTATGAAGAGATATATACACGATAGAAATAAAAAGATTTGTACTGAATGTTTAAATAAATTAGATGATGAGAGTAATAGAGATGAGTTTAATAAATATGTTTATGCTTCTCAATTAAAAAAAGGATTCTTTTAATGCTCAGAAATTTAACTTTATTCTTAATGCTATTAACTATTACAGTAATATTATTAAGTGGATGTTCAACTAACAACAATAAAACTAAAAGCTTTCCATTTAGTATTCTAAAAAAAGTGGTGGTAGGTTTAGACTAATGAGTGAAAAAGATTTACTACGAGAATATAAAAATATTATTGCGTCATTAACTGAAGAAAAGAATGATGCAGTTAAACTGGCTTCAGAAAAAGATTCCAGAATGAAGCAATTACTTATTCAAGTTGAACAAGCTAACCAAGATGTTCAAGTTATGGGTAAAAGAATTGCTGATTTAGAATCTAAATTAAAGAAGAAACAAAAAATCAAAAGAGTAATAGATGATAAGATAACAGAACTCCTTGAAAACCCTGACATAATTGAGGAAAAAAAAGATGATGAAAGTGTTGACAAGGGGGGTGCTGATATGGTAAAAGAGTTCTATGAGAAATGATAAATTTAAATTTAACAATAACAATAAAGGAATAAACATATGGCGATAATTGAAGGCACAGCATACTGGGCTTCTCTGACTAGACCTAATGAAAGGTTTGAACCTATGTGGAGAATTGATTTAGCAGTTGATTCACAATCTGCAGAGGACTTAAAAGGTCAAGGAATAACAGTAGCCGAAACAACTGTTGATGAAAAAACAATACCTAATATAATTAGGTTTAAAAGAAAAGTAAGTAAAGCTAGTGGCGATAAAAATACGCAACCACAATTAGTGGATGCTGATAAGAAACCATTAGAAAAAATAGTCGGTAATGGAAGTAAAGTTAAAGTAATGTATAAACCTTATGAGTGGAACTTTAAAGGTAAAAAAGGAATAGGGTTAGACTTACAAGCTGTACAAGTTATGGACTTAGTGGAATACACACCAAGAGAAGAATTTGATGTTGAAACTGGAAATACTTCTGGTTCAGGCGTTGACAACATTAAAGAATTTTAGTATAGTGAACCAGTCATAAAGTGTGACTGTCATTTTTCTATCTCCTAGGAGGGTCGGCTTGTAGTTGGTCGGCTCTCCTTTTTTATGTGAAAGGAATTTAAACTAATGAGGGTGCAAATGAATGAAGAAAATAAAAATGGATTTGTAAAGTATCATTTACCATGTCCATTATGTAATAGTACTGATGCAGTATCAGTTAATGCAGACAACTCTGCTTACTGCTTTTCATGTCAACAATTTATAAAAGAATATGATATGGAAAACCAATCAACAATAACTTCTCACGAACATGAGAGTAAACCAATAACAAATCAATCAGACTTTACTGAAATTGTAGATAGAAATATCAAAATAGATTCATGTAAAAGGTATGGTGTTACTGTTAAGATTGATAGTATGGGTAATATAATAAATCATTATTATCCTTATCATGATAAACAAGGTGCAAAGATAGCAACTAAAACTAGGTTTACTAAATTAAAAGAGTTTAGTATACAAGGTAACACAAAACAATCTGGTTTATTTGGTGAACATTTATTTAATAAAAATAAATATATAATTATAACTGAGGGAGAATTAGATTGTCTATCAGCTTATCAAATGTTTAAGACAGATAAGTATGAGACACCAGTAGTTAGTATTAAGAATGGAATTGCTTCTGCAGTTAAAGATATAAAGAATAGTTTAGAATGGTTAGAAAATAATTTTGATAATGTTGTAATTAATTTTGATAATGATGAACATGGAATTGATGGAGCATTAAAGGTAGCTGAACTCTTTAGCCCAGGCAAGTGTAAGATAATGCACTTACCAAAAGAATTTAAAGATGCTTCAGATTGTTTAACTAAAAATAAAATACAAGCTTATGTTAAAACATTTTGGGATGCAAAAGTATTTGCACCTGATGGAATTATAAATGCTAATATTTTATTTGATGAGATAAGTAAACCAACATTACAAAGTTTTGTTCAGTATCCTTTTGAAGGATTAAATAAAATAACATATGGATTAAGACCATCTGAATTAGTTACCTTTACTTCAGGTAGTGGGTTAGGTAAGACTCAAGTGATGAGAGAATTAATTCATCATTTAATAAAACAAACTACAGATAATATTGGTTTGTTAATGTTAGAAGAAACTCCTGTTATAACATCTAAAGGTATCATGAGTATTGAAGCTAATCAAAGATTACATTTACCTGATGTTCATGTTCCTAAAGAAGAATTAAAAACTTACTTTGATGCAACAGTAGGTACTGGTAGAGTATATATGTTTGACCATTTTGGTTCAAACTCAATTGATAATATAATTTCAAGAGTTAGATTTTTAGCTAAAGGTTTAGATTGTAAATATATTATCATAGACCATGTTAGTATTATAGTATCAGACCAATCTCATGGTGATGAGAGAAGAGCATTAGATGAAATCATGACCAGACTTAGAACACTTGTTCAAGAGACAGGCATAGCTATGATAGTAGTATCACATTTAAGAAGACCAGATGGTAAAGGACATGAAGAGGGAGCAGCTACTTCTCTATCTCAACTAAGAGGTTCAGCTTCTATAGGTCAGCTAAGTGACATGGTTATAGGGCTTGAGAGAGACGCACAGCATGATGACCCTGAGATTCGGAACACTACTAAGATAAGAGTATTAAAGAATCGTTTCTCTGGTATAACTGGTCCATGTTGTCATTTAAAATATGATTCAGATACTGGAAGATTATCTGAGGTTGAGGTAAAGGCAGATGACTTTTAATAAAGTCGTATTTGATATTGAAACAACTTTAACTGCAGATAAAATTTGGTGTATAGTTTGTAAACATGAAGATACTTTTTATCAATTTACTGAAGACAAGTTACATAGGTTTGAAGAATTTATTAAACAAACTAAAGAAGTAATAGGTCATAATATAATTGGCTTTGATATACCAGTACTAAATAAATTTTTTGGTTATGACTTATTTAAAAATTGTAAGATAACAGATACACTTGTTCTATCTAGATTATTAAATCCTATGATAGATGGTGGGCATTCATTAAAAAATTGGGGAATTAAACTTGGTCAAAATAAAATTCAGTTTGAACAATTTGATTTCTTTAGTGAAGAGATGTTAAAGTATTGTAGGAATGATGTTGACTTAACACAAAGGTTATATAAATTTCTACTACCAAGAGTAAAAGATTTTGGAGAATCAATTGAACTTGAACATAAGGTAGCACAAATAATTCAAAGACAACATGAAAGAGGTTTTAAGATTGATGTTGTTAATGCTTATATGTTGCAGAGTAAATTTCAAGAAGACATGAATGAACTTCAAAGTAAAGTTAGGGCAACTTTTCCTCCATTAAAAATAGAGACAGAGTTTATCCCTAAGTCTAATAACAAAGCAAGAGGTTATGTAAAGGGAGTTCCCTTTATTAAAGTTAAATATAAAGAATTTAATTTAGGTTCAAGGCAACAGATAGCTGAACGATTAATTCTACTTGGATGGAAACCAAAAAAGAAAACTGATAAAGGACATACAATTGTAGATGAAAAAGTTTTATCTGGAATAACTAATATACCAGAAGCTAAATTAATAAATCAATACTTAATGCTACAAAAAAGAATTGCTCAAGTCAGTTCTTGGATTGAAGCTGTTAAGGAAGATGGTAGAGTACATGGCAAAGTTATAACCAATGGTACAATAACTGGAAGAATGTCTCATCAAGCACCCAACATGGCACAAGTTCCTGCTGTGTACTCACCATATGGAAAAGATTGTAGACAATTATGGATTGTAGACAAAGGAAATAAATTAGTAGGAGTTGATGCTAAAGGATTAGAACTTAGAATGTTGGCTCACTACATGAACGATAAGGAATATACAAATGAAATCATTAATGGAGATATACACACAACAAATCAGATGGCTGCTGGTCTTCAGTCAAGGGATGAAAGCAAAACTTTTATCTACGCATTCATCTATGGAGCAGGTTCAAAAAAAATCGGAAGTATCATTGGAGGTTCGGAAAGAGATGGAGAACGAGTTAAAGAAAAGTTTCTTAGAGCAACGCCAAATCTTAGACGCTTACGAGAAAAAGTGGATGGAGTGGCTAAGTCAAACAGAAGATGGCTCAAAGGACTCGACCAAAGAAAAATCCTCATAAGACACCCTCACGCAGCCCTGAATAGCTTATTACAGGGAGCAGGTGCTTGTGTTATGAAGTTAGCGTTGACATTGCTAGACCAATATGTTATAAATAACCGAATCAAAGCTTATCCTGTAGTAAATGTACATGATGAATTTCAATATGAAGTTGAATCAGGAAGGGCTGAAGAGTTTGGAAGACTAGCAGTACAATCAATAAGAGATGCTGGTAGAAAATTAAAATTAAGATGTGAATTAGATGGACAATATAAAATCGGAGACAACTGGGCAGAAACGCATTGATACAGTAGCAACTGATATTAAAAAATTAATTGCTAACATTGCCAATGGTACACCTGCAAAAATAACTGAAGAGAATATGAATCAGTTTCTTAATAATATTAAAGAAGCTATGATTGCATGGAATACACCACCTAAAAAAGAAAAGTATGATGGTAGATTAAGAATGAGTATCTTAGGTAAACCAGCTAGACAATTATGGTATGATAAGTTTAGTCCTAAAGAAACAAAAGAATATGATGCAAGTAATAATTTAAAATTTTTATATGGACATATCATTGAACATTTATTATTATATCTAACAGAATTATCTGGACATAAAGTAGAAGATAGACAAATGAAAGTTAAGATAGATGATGTTAATGGACATATAGATGCCAAGGTAGATGGAGAAATATGTGATGTTAAGTCTGCTTCTCCTTTTAGTTTTAAAAAATTTAAGAATGGTGAACTATTAGATGATGACCCTTTTGGGTATCATGCCCAGCTATCAGGATATGAAGAAGCTATAGGTACTAAAGCTGGAGGGTTTCTTGTTGCTGATAAATCAAGTGGTGATATATGTTTTTATAAACCAGAAGAGTTAGCTAAACCTGATGTTAAAACTTTAATTAAAAATTTAAATAGTAAACTTGCTAGTGATGTACCACCTGAAAGATGTTATACTTTAAAGACAGAGAAGAATGGAAACAAAGCTATACCAATTGGTTGTCAGTTTTGTATACATAAGTTTGAATGTTATAAAGATGCTAACAAAGGTAAAGGTTTAAGAGTATTTAAATATTCAAATAAGAAAGTGTTCTTAGCTGAAGTAGTTAAAGAACCTATTGTAGAAGATATAACAAAAGAATTTGAGAATGGAATTAAAACACAAACATCTGCTAGTTAGAGCAGAAGTTTTAGAACCACCTAAAGATTTAAAGTCTACTAAAAAATGGATGAGAACTTTAATTAAAGATATTGATATGAAAATATTAGGTGGACCATATGCAAAGTATTGTGAGTCTATAGGTAATAGAGGATTAACTGCTGTTACTATAATTGAAACATCCCATATAACTTTACACTCATGGGATGAACTTAATCCTGCATTGGTACAGTTGGATGTTTATAGTTGTAAAGAACTAGATGAGAAGATTGTCTTTGATTATGTTTATAAGTTTCAACCAGTAAGAATGTCTTATAGATATTTTGATAGAGAAAAGAATTTTAAATTATTAAAGTTAGATAAAGATGAAAATTAAATTATTAAAAATAAACGATATGAAAAAATTTACAAAATGGTTAGAGATAAACCATGTGCATTTATCATTGTGGGATAAATGGTTTTGGAATGATAAAGTTTTTATAGGTTTAGATAAAAGAGAAAGAGAAGCTACTGAACGAGATAAATTTTGTCGTAACAGAAAAGGATTTGAACACTTTGCATATAATAAAATAAATCTTCGTATAAAAGCAAATCAATTATTAACATATATTCAAAAAAGATATGAAAGAAAATGAGTAATGAAAGATAAACTTTTAAAACTTACACAGAAAATTACTACATGGCATGAAAAACTGTTTGCTTATTTAATTATTAAATCTAAAACAAGTTTATTTTTTACATGGCTTTTAGTTTTTATTTGTCTATATGAAATTTTTGAACATATTATTATACCTATAGCTTTAATCTGGTGGGGTTTAAATTAATGAATAAGGAGCATCAATCCCCAGTAGAAATGTGGAGAGAAGAAAAAAAGAAAAGACAAGAAGTTGAAGGAAGAGTAAAGGAATTAGATAATTCATTATCAATTGCATTAGAAATTAATAATAATTATCAAAGAGAATTAAAAGAAGTTAAAGAAGATAATCAAAAATTATCATTACAAATTAATGATTTAGAAAAAAAGGTTAGAAGAATTCAAAGTGAACACTAAACAAATGAAACCCATAAGAAGAAAAGCTAAACATATTCTTGTTGAATGGTTACAATCTTTACTAACTAAAGAGGAAGCAAGTAAGATTAATTATAAAAATGTATTTCAATTTATGCCTAATCAAACTCATTACTATCATGGTGATACATTTAGACTACAGCCATGGTCTTATAAATGGATAGTTAAAAAATTAAAAAGAAATCCAGCGTTGACAATAGATGATTTAAATGCTATGTTACAACCAACAGAGAAACAATTAAGAAGACAGAAGATGATAGAACAAGGACCATTATAATATGCCACATAAAGATATGTTCAAAGGTACTACCTATGATTCATTAGATAAGCAAGTAGATGGAAACCATTATGCTAAAATGAAAATCCAACCTGCTCATTTTATTAATGAA